CGAAGATTGTCGCGCCCATTGCCGTGATAGATTGGCCCCATGCCTTGAACTTGGCAGCGGACGCAGCGAGGCCCGCTGCGAGCTTGTCCTGCACGGCAAGCGTCACATGGCCTCTTCCAGCTTCGATTGAGGCTTTACTCGCCACTATAGGCCCCTCGCTGCCTCGCGTTCGATAATTTCCGCCGACCTCGCATTCGCTTCCGAGGCCCCGGCTATCCGCGCCTCTGGCTCATCGTCGGCGACATGGAACGGGTTGAAGTCTCGCGGCTGCCGCACGTCCGGCGTCATGCTAACCCCGGCTGCCGCCGCCGATGCCGCGATCATCTTCTCAGCGGAATTGAACATCACGGCCATCAGGTGTGACGCCCGCTCCCATTCCATTTCCTCGCGCCCGCGAACCATCCAACCAAGCTGCCGCAGGCTGTAGGGAAGCGGACTCGCTACCCCGGCGGCACCGGCGGCGTTCCAGACTGTTTCTTCAAGGCTGCGTCTACGGCCCGATTCACTTCCTTCGCCGCGTCGATCTTGTCGATTTCTTCGCCGAGACGCCTCGCCTGCTCGGTCATGATCTCCCGCCCCTTCTGCCACGTCTTCATGGCGATCGTCTTCCTGACGCCGTTCGGGAAAAAATTTACGAGGGCCCCCGTGAAAGCCAGGCCAGCGGCCTCGAATGTCGGGCCGTCGAATCCCTCGGCAAAATCCACTTGCGTGATCCCAAGGCGTTCGCACTGAGCAGAGAGGATCAGCCAGAGAGAAAGGAACAGTGCCGAGCCGTCGGTAATGAAATCGTGAAACGCAGCCAGGCTTGCATCGGTCGCGCTGTCCGCTTTGGCCTTGCTCCTGGGAATCATCTCATCGATGTCGATTCCTGCTTCTCGCTTCAGTTTGAGCAGATCGGCCCACGTAAAGAACAGGTCCCACCGCCGCGCCTTGCGATCGACGAAATGGGAAGGCAACGCCACCGAAGCTGCCTTCTCGTTGTCACCCATGATGTGCCCCCGAACGTGCTTTGGGAATGGTCTAGGCTCGTCACGCCCCGATCGTGACGAACTCCGGCGCTTGAGCACCGTTGCCGTGCGGCGTCAGTTTCACCGTCACGAGCTGGCCGTCCTTGAGTTTCGCATCGACCGGGAATCCGTTGACAGCCCAGTCGGAATGAACACCCCAGGAGCCATTGGTCGCGTAAGGACCGTCGAGAATCCACAGCTCCAAGGCTGCATTGGTCGTTGCCGCCGTGTAGAAGGCGAGGATTTGAGCGTCAGCCGGGTCCCAGATGAACGACACTTCCGGCTCAAACTTGAAGCGCGTCGGGCGAACCACGTCAACCGTCGTGTCGCGATCGCTGGAATCGATGACGGCCCCCGGCATGAGACCGAGCTTGATGTCCATGATGGCCGGAATCGGCGTGCCATCCGCCTCGGCAACCTGTGCATCTGTGCCGAGTAGCTTTGTTGAGATGGTTTCCGCAGTGCCGGCGCTCACCGTCGCATCGGTGTAGGCGATGACTGGTGCGTTCGCGTAGTCGGCGTGCGGCTGGAACTTGAGGGCGATTTTCTGATTGTCTTCCAGCGGGAAATCAATCGGAAACTGCGTCACGGCCCACTCAGCTCGCGTGCCTTTTTTGTTTGTGGCGGCTGCACCGTACAGCACAGCCAATTCAATCGGCGTCCCGGCCACGAACGCATCACGGATCGCCGTCAACCCGGCGCCGCCGTTCCAGAAGCCAACGGCCTCAAGCTCGAGCTTGTAGCGGGTTGGAATTTCGGTGTTGATGCTCACGCTGCGGTCGCTGGAGTTAATCATCCCGCCCGGCGTGATGCTGAGCTTCACGTCCTGGATGCCGCGAACCCGCGTCCAGGCCGGCGACCCCCAGCTTCCGCCGGTGTTTCGGTTGATTGTCAGGTCGGTTCCGAGTTCTTTGGCCATGGATCGCTCCCGTTAGTAGACGCTGTTCTCGATGATTTTCGGGAGCGTGCGCTCCACAATGCGATTGAACGCGAGCCGCATGGCGGGACGCGGCCCATACTGCGCCGTCACGCGGCGACGCATGCGGCCCTTGCCGATCCAGATTGTTTCCGTGCCGCCGTATTCGATCTTCTCTGGGGCAATCTGGCCGCGTGTGCCCGTCAACAGCGCCGAGCCGATGACGACTTCGTATGGTTCATATCCGAAGAGAATGAAGTTGCGGTACAGCTCATTCGCATGGCCGATGGGAGGCTGCCCCTCGGTTGATTTGTCTACCGCGCCGCCTTTGCGAACCGACCGCCGCGCCGTCGTCCGAACGGCAGCGCCGAATTGCATGAGAATTCGCCGCTTGCCGCGCTCCGATGCCCGAAGAATCGGCGACTGGTCAAATTCGGTCACGACGATGGCTTCAGGCGTCATCGGTCCACCCACTCGCGGAAAATCAGAATGACCTCACTGTGGAAATACCCCGTATGATCCATCAGGAAGCGGTTGTAGATCGGGAACCACTGTTTTTCGACAAGCACAACCTGGCCGACGTTGGCAAGCTCGGCGCTCAACTGGCTCATGTCTGTGTTGAGGATGTAGCGGTCTGCAATCAGCTTCGCGAGCGAGAGCAGGGCATCACATTCCGCGATACTTTCCGCCGACTGCCATTGCGTTTCCGAACCAATGGCATCGATGATTTTCTTTCGGACGACGACGCTCAACTGATACAGTTCGGCGTCACTGCCACGATCCTCTTGTTCCTCGGTCAGGTCGGTAGGCAGCACCGACACCTGGAGTAGCTCGACATCCACAACAGCGTAGGCTTTGCGTGCCGTGAAATCAGTTGGAGACCGCCTCCGAATGTTCGTGTTGATGTCATTTATCAGCGCGTCCCGCAACGTCAGGATTTTCGCCGACGGCACAACCAGAATCTGCTGGCCGCTCCCCGCCAGCGTCATCGCACCATGCGCCAGGCTTGCCGAGCCGCTAGGCATTAGCTCACCGTCCCGCTACCTGCTACGGTCATTGCGCCAAGGGTGAGCGGACCGATGTATCCCGTGACTATGCCGCTCAACTTCGTGTGGATTCTGATGAGCGCTTCCGGCCCGCGGTCGCCGCTCACCCATTCGTAGCGAGGGCCGCCCATCGCCGGTTGCGTGATCTTGTACACCAATGTCCGACCGCCGATCGTCTCAACAAACACGTCACGCTCGCTTGGCATCGTCGTGCCGAGCACGTCGGCAAGGTCTGTGAGCCGAACGATGATGTCTCGCTCAAAGACCGACGGGTTGATGGGAGCGCCGCCTGGCGTTATCGGCGGGGACTCTGGCGTTGTCGGCGTCACAAGCACGGTCACGCTGCTGACGACGCCCCCTGACTTGCGGATGAACGTCATTTCGACCCGGGCATGTTCGGCGAGTTGCTCGTTCAACCACGCGAGCCCTGTCGCGAGCATGCCCATCACGGATTCCTCAATCAGACGCCGCCGGTATGCAGGCACACCCTGGCTGTCCCGGCGTACGTCCTACGATCACACCTGCGCCGAGCGGGCACCGAGGCTGAGTACGGTCACGTTGCCTGGCGAGTCGTTTGATGTTTTCTCCATGTGGGCGAGCAACTTGAGCGGGCCAGTTGCCGCGTTCAGCTTAAACACGCTGGACGGCAGCACGTTCACGCCATCGATGTAGACTTGGATGTCGGACAGGTTGCGAAGGTCGAATTGCACCAAGAATGGCGTCCCGGCGGTGAAATCGACGGTCGAATCCGTTGCCGCGACCTCGGTGGTGCCGTCGTCGGATTCGATGTTGATGTTTGCGCTCGCACCGTCAACGTGAACAAACAGAGACTCTGTGATGGAATCAGCGTCAGTGGCGTGCGTGCCATTGGCGAGACCGACGTTCAAATCAAAGGCCGCATCGTCCCCGTTGGTGTTAATGCAGATGAGTGCATCGACGATTGGGATGGCCGCCGGTGCCAAACCTCGCAGGCTGAGCGCGTCCATCTTCTGCGCCTCAGCGGTCAGGTCGAAGATGAGGCTCACGCCTTCTTTGTGGCCGATGATTCGCGTGTTGATGCCCGCAGTGAGGACGGGGATGCTCGCAAACCCATCGCCGAGGCTAAGCGTGTATTCGGGATGCTTGTTGAGTGCGACACGAACAACCGTCCCGGCAGCCGCCTTGTCCTCTTCAGCGCAGCCCAAGTAGAAGTCGCGGTCGTTGCTGTGCAGCAAATGCGCCTTGTTCGCTGAGTGATCCCAGAAGAGACGGCTGCCGATGAGTACGACCATTGATGCCGTCTTCGCGACCTCGAAAATACCGCCGACATCGACGCCAACCACATCGCCGGACACGCAGTCCTGCGCGATGACACCCGCGCGGCCGTCGCGAAGCTGGATGACATCACCAGCGGAAAAAGCGGCATCGGCGGTCCAGTCGATCGTTTCGCCCGCCTGAATCTTTTTGGCTTCCATTGGAATGACCTCGTTTCGGTATTTCTTGATTCACGTAGCTGACGACGCCGTCCGCTACTTCTTCTTTTTGGTTTCACGTTGCGTCTGGGGATGCTCCGGCTCTTCCGGTGCCTCGGCGTTTGGCTCGGATGCAGGCTGTGAAGGCGGCGGGGCCGGTGCCGGAGGAATCGCCGGCACCTGTGCCGGCAAAGGTTCCGGCGATGGAGCCGCCCTCCGAACCGGCTTCGCTGGTTCCGGCTCGGCTGGCTGCACAGCGTCGGCGTAGATTCCGATACCGTCGCGAAGGAGCCGTTTGCCTTCGCCGAACGGAACAGAAACCACGTCGCCCTTCTTGGCTTTCCCGTGATCCTTGAGCAGCCGGATTGATGACATTGCCGTTCCCTTTGCTGAAAAAAACGATGGGCGATTACTATCTGCTCAGCTTCACGATCAGGCAGCGCCCTTGAGTTTCACGCCAGCGCGGTACTCTTGCTTGGCAACGCCGAAGCGGTACGTGCCACGCATCGCGATTCCGAGCCGGTCGAAATCGAACGTTCCGGTTTCGACCATCGGCGATTCGACCCCATCGAGGAAGCACACGGCGATTGGCGCGACATTGTTCGGATCGGCGAGCATGTACCAAGCGGTGCTACTGGCCGCATCGAGGTACACGGATGACGCCACGCGGAAGCGACCATAGAACACATTGACTTGTGGCCCGCTGGCAGGAGTCGTCCCAACCACGAGGCCCTGGCTGCCCATGAGCTGGAGCGCCGTATTGTGCAGGGCCGCCGGGACGAGCAGCACCATCGGCATGACGCCAAGCGGGGTGCCGTCCGGCTTGGTCTGCAAGCGGAAAATGGTCTCGGCGTTGTCCAGGCCAGCGAGTGACAGAACGGAGTCAGTCGCGCCGTCGTCATAGTTCGCGAGGCTCTTGTCGGTCGGGAAGAAAGTCGAGTCATCGAGCCATTCGGTCCAGAACACGCTGTTGAGCTTGTCGCCAGCTCCGCGGCCCAGTTCGTCGCTCGCTTGGGCGAACGCCCCGAGGTCGTCGTTTCGCATGTCCTCTTCGCCGATGCCGAGCATCTTGGCGTAGATGTCCGGCTTCAGCGTGTAGGACAACTCGCTCAGCGTGCCATGTTTGATTTCCCCATTCTTCGCGACCTTCTCGAAGATGTTCGTGCCCGTCATCCGGTAGATGGTCATCTGCTTGTAGTCGTTCGCCGGGCGAATCTTGGCGATCTGTCGCCATGCCTGTTCGGTGTAGAGGAAGCCGGACTCGAGGAACTTGTTCGCGACGTTCGACAGGATGCCGGTCACGTCGATGGTCGATGGGCCAATGTCGCCCGCCATCGGCTCGTGGTGCCGATCACCGCGAAACGCCGCGCGGCAGATGGCCGGGATGTCGCGAGACGAACCGCGATAGTTGCCGTTGCGTTCGGCGGCGATGACGAGCAGCTCATTGAGCCCAAGGCCGCGACGCCACCGCTTGTCCACGGCGTTGAGCGTCCGCTCGGAGAACTTCTTTTCGAGGCCCGCGTAACCGACGCCGCGGAGCGCGGCCGCTTCGAGGACCTCGGTACTGGTCTCTTCCGCGCGGGCCACGGTGACAATCGGCCCCATGTGCTTGTCATCCTTGAGCAATTCGAGACTCAGGCGCTGCAAGTCCCACTTGCCCTCGATGGCCGCATTGCGGATCAGGTTGAGGCGCTCGACACGCTCGGGGAAATGGACATTCGCGCGGAGCCTGTCTTGAATGGCCTTGTCGATGGCGTCGCATCGGGCACTCTCGCGCCGGGCAGCCTCAAGTTCGGCCTCATAGGACGAATGAGGCGTCGGAGTTGCCGGCGCCGAAGTCGCCACGGGGATGGCCGGAGCTGGGGTTGCCACGGGCACGCACTCGGCCCGCCATGCGGCTTCCAAGTGCTTCCGCTGCGTATCGCTCAGCGCAGCTTCGTCGTATCCATTAACTTTGAGCCATTCACTGAACGTCTTCATTTCACGCTCCTGAGTGCAGCATCGGCAATGCGCCGATTGCATTGGTTTTGCTTGCCCGTCCAGAAATGGCCCGCGCCATCTCGTCGAGAGTCTTGGAAAGCGGCCTGATGCCATCGATCAGCTTTCGCCTCACGGCTTCTTCCGCGAGAAACACGCCGCCAGTTCGCACGTCGGCGAGTTGCTTATCCGTCAGCCCGCGGCCACGACGCACGGCCGCGTCGAATGCCTGCTGCGAGCCGTCAATCATGGCTTGGAAGTAGGCCGCCTGTTCATCGGTAATCGGCGTTCCCATCGCCCCGGCCCCCTTAAGCGGCCCGGTCGCGAACTTGAACGCCCTGACGCCCATCTTCCCGAACGCCTCGGATTCGTCGTACACGACCATCAGCGTGCCGATCGACCCGACCATCGCCGTGGAACTGTTCGCGTAAATCTGATCAGCTTGCGACGCCACCCAATAGGCCGCGCTTGCCCCAAGGTCATCAATGTGGGCCCAGACAGGTTTCGACCGTCTCGCAGCCCGCACATCGGCGGCAAGGTCGTCAGTTCCCGCCACGGTCCCGCCTGGCGAGTCAATCGCGAGAAGGATTCCTCCGATATCCGGGTCGGCTGTAGCCTGGCGGATGTCGCGGCGAATTTGCACTGTAGAGGTGCCGCCGAACGACGATTGAGACTTCATCATCGTTCCGGCAACTTTCACAATGGCGACGCCCTGGCCGCCGCGCGTCGCTGGTGTTTTTTCGATGGCCGACCTGGCTTCGGGCACCGGCTGCTGCATGTGCAATCGCAAATCGACGTGCCGAATCGCCTCAGCATGGGCAGCGAAAGCCCGCGGCTCCATCGCCCAGATGCCGGACCAGTCTGCGAGCCGCGCGAATTCCGGCGTCAAGATCGTGTCGTTCATGACGCCTCCGCAGCAACAAGGGAAAGGGCAAGCGTTCTCGCCGTCGAATCATCCGGCGGTTCCCCCGGCTTGCCATCCGTGACGGTGTTTTCGATGTTTTGGCCAGTTAGATTGCCGCTGGACGGGTCAAGCCACTTCGGGAGCGGCAAGTTCAGTCGGCGGAACTCCGCAGCCTCGCGCGCTCTTTGATTGAGGAACACGCGCCAATCTTGCCCGTACTCGGCAAGCAACTCCTGCAACGTCGTCGTGCAGTTTGCGAGTCGCTCGGTGTCCGCGACGGCTTCTTTCACTGGGTCAATGGCGGCAAACCCCGGCCAATACCAGCCGAACGGCACCACCTCAGGCAGGTCATCGATTGCGTCCGACAGGAACCCCGGCATCATGCGGGCCATTGCGTACCAAGCTCGGAAAATCCTGTCGAGCACTGTGAGGCGGCACAATTCGCGCTCGACACGCAGGGCAGCGTGATAGACCTCACGCTCATATCGGAGCGAACTGTAGTTGTGTTCGCTGCCGTCCATGCCGATAATCGAGTACGGGGCCCCGATGGGCCTGCCCATCTCCTTGAGCAACTCATGCTTGAACGGCGAATACTGCTGCCCAGGATGCTCGGCCTTCATCTGATGCGCGTCGCCGCCAGCGGGCAGCGTCGTAATCATGTTTCGATTGATTTCCATCGACTCCCAGGCTTCAGGAAGGTCCTGATCGGTGAAATCAGTCGGGAGTTTGCTCGTGATGAGCACTGCGAACGATGCCGCCGTTTCCGCCGCGCTCAGAGTCGCCAGCGACCAGCGGCGCCGCTGCGAACCGATCGGTAGCGACGCAGTACATTCGGGTATCCCGCGATACTGGCCTGGCCGCGAACGCCGAAACCAGAACAGCACATTTTCGGCAGGAATCCGCTCATAGTCGGCGATCGTGTAGGAGTCGCCGGGATGTTCGCGGAGGATGTGGTAGACGAGCGGCCTGCCCATTCGGTCAAGCTCGATGCCATCTACCCAGCGGGCCTGATCCTTGATTTTCGTCGTTGGCGGCGTCGCGCACTGCTCACCCTCGATGCCAACGAGGTCAAGCGGTACGGTCATCTCGGCGTCGGTGGATCGCATCACAAGGATGCCTTCGCCGTCTCCGATCTTTGATTCCCCCGCCGTCAGGAGCTTGGCGAGCAGGCCGATCTCGTCTGCCCATTCCGCCCAGCGTTTCTCGATGCGGCTGTTGAGGTCGTCTCGGTCGGACTGGGATTGCAGACTGGGTCCAGTACCAAATAAGTCGGCAACGAAGGTCCGAATCATGCCGCCGTAGTACGGGTCGTTGTCCTTCTCGTACCGTGACCGATTTCGGAGCTTGCGCCGAACGTCCGGCGAGTTCGCTGCCTTGGCACTTAGCGCGTCGGCCTGAGTCCAGTGGCGGCGGTTTTCGTCAGTCGTCTGCGCGGCATCATAGCGCGAGCGTGGAGACTCGACCACGATCGGCCGCCCGGACCCGTCAACCAGTCTCGATAGACGACGCGCCAAAAGCGTCACTCCGCAGAGCACGGCCCGACCGTGCCGGGCGGAATCGCCCGGGTCACGGCAAACGGAGGCCGCGAGGGGTTGCGTTGACTCACTCGCTCAAGAGCAGGGAGCAACTCGTCAAGTGGTCTTGATTCGACCGTCTCACCCGCCGCGTTTGTCACGCGCTTCGGCGAATTCAGAGCATCCTCAAGGACTTGATCGACATCGATTGCCATGCTGCACCCGTAATGCGGAGCGCAAAAGAAAAGGCGGCACGATTTTCTCGCGCCGCCCCTCACATGGCGTCGGAAGTGTGAGCTTCATGCCCGGTAGCTATCCGGGGTGAAACCAATCGGAGGTGACGCGAGGAAATCGCGCCGCCGTTGATGTGATGTTAGCATACACAAAGATATTCGGAGATTGCAAGCAGGAATTGGCCTGGAAGCGTCGTTTTCGTGAGGCTTTCTAGGCTTTGGAACGGCGTTCAATGGCTTGCAGGTCGCTCTGCAACAGTTCCACCGTCACCTTGCCGCGTCCGCACACTGGGCAATAGCGATACCGCCGAACACGACCAGATGAGAGCCGCTGCGTCCGCACGACGAGCAGGCGGCGGCAACTGTTTGGCTTGCAGATTGTTACCTTCATGCGAGTCGCCTCCGCACCCAAAATTCCGCCCCGCAATGCTCACACGACCGCCGCTCGAGCACCACGACCGATGGCTTCCCCTTCCGCTTGTCCGTGAGATGTCGCTGCCGTAGCAGGCGAGAGAGCGGGCATCCGCAGCGCTGGCACTCTCGATTTATGTCCTCGGCTTCGTCTCGGCCTGCGCTTTCATTTTGGCCCACGAGGTACGTCCTTTCGCCCTGTCGCCGATTGGCTGCCGCATCTCCTCCAGGCTCGCCCCCTGCATCGACGCCGCCACGGTCGCCCCGACCAGGCAATCGAACCAGTGATTGTCGCGATTCGGCTTCAACTTCCACTCATCGACCTCTCTGCCCTTGGCCGTCGTCCGCACTGGGTACTCGGCGAGGCAATGGTCCGCGACCATCCGATGGGCCCCGGCATCCCGCCCCCAGAGCGACAGGCAGCCGATTCCGCCCATGGCCACGCCGAAACGCGAATGAACGAACGATTTCGCTGCATTAGTATCGTATACCGTATAGCGAATTTCGCGACGCTGCGGGGCTTGGGTGATGATCCACATGCCGTTCGGGTCCCGCCGCTCGCCCGGCTTTTTCGGCCATGCGGCCATAGGCGTGGCCGAGGCCCCGATGCCTTTGCCGTGCGACGGCATCAGGATCGCCGCGTGTGCGGACGCACGGCACGCCTGATACACCACGTCAGTACTTTGCCCCCAGTTCGCGTCAACGAAACACCGCTCGATGCGGGCCTGCCCGCCGCCCCGGTTGTACTCCACGCCCAGGATTTTGTCGGTGAGGGTCATCAGGCCCGCGTAGAGCTGTCCCTCCAGGCCCTGGACCTTCGTTGCCCAGGCCAGCGTGCGGTCGATGTCCTGAATGCTGAAATATGGTCGCGACTGGTCGGGGAAGCTGCCGTAGTCGATGATGTAGCCGGTGAAGTTTGGCTCCCAGGCCACGACAGCGTAAAAGAGGATGTCTTTTTGCACGTCGATCATGGCCGTGAGCGTCGTGGCCGCCAGAGGCACCTGGCGGCGTTCGTACCCGTTGAGTTTCGCGGCAAGCTGCTCGGCGGTCAGGAGCCCGGCCCCAACGTCCTCTTCGGGCAGCGGCTCGCCCTGGCCCTCGGCAGCGAATGCCCGCGCGTCCCTGATCCAAAAGTTCATGGCGTGCTGCAAGGCGCTTATCTCGTCATCGTTGAACCGTTCCGCCCATGCGACTGACGCCCCGGCGTCCATCTCGGCCCGGCGCTCGGCATAGAACGCCGTGGCTGCGGCTGCCGCCCGTTCGCCGTCGCCTTTGATGGACGGGTTGTAGCTCAGGAAGACCTCTTTGTACTTGAGCCAGAGGTCCATGTTGCTCGGCCATGAATACATCATCTTGTGACGGCTGCCGTTCCACTCTGGGTGAATCTTCGGGTCCAACAGCCGATCGGCCACGTCCCCGGCCCGGATCACGGTCATGGGTGCGATGCCCGAAATCTTCCGCTTCGGGCCCGCCAGCCCGAGGACGGCACCGGCAAGCGTCCGCTCGCGCCGCACGCACTGGATTTCCGACATCGCGGAGTCGTCCGTCTGGATGTCGTCAGGCAGAACCAGGTCAGGCCGCTGCGTCACGCCGTCCGGCCTTTTAAATTTCTGGCCACGGATGCGGCCCGTGATCCCGGCCACGCGGACGATGGCACCCGACGCCGGGCTCTTGGGCATCGTCGGCATCACGATCTCATCCATGCCCCAGCGCGAGAGCGTTCGCTTGCCCTTGTAGGTCTGGCCCTTGCACCGGCGAGGTTCCCCTTCGAGGCAGTGAATCGGGTAGACGGCCTCGGGGAAGTCGGCCAAGAGGAGTTCGTTGTCCTCCAGCTCGCGCTTGATGCTGTCCAGGGATTCCGTGGCTGCGCTGGACGTGGCACCGATGAACATGACAAACCGCCTGAACCCATAGAGAATCGCGTAGAGCACCGCGCCCTCGGCGATAGCGGTCTTGCCGGAGCCGCGGGGCATCCCAACGGCGTGCAGGCCGCCCTTGGCGATTACCTGTTGGGTCTTGGCGATGACGCTGAGCTGGTCTGCTGAGAAGGGGAGAATGAACGTCGCGGGAAAGTAGGTGCGGAGGAAGTCGGCGAGGTCGGCCTTGCAGCGGTTGCGGCGGTGGCGGTTGACGACGCGCGGCAGCTTGCCGATGTCGCGCACGTCCTCGCTTTGCTTGCGGCTGCGTTCTCGGGCTTGTGTTCGGTTGGCTTCGGCGTTTGGGGGCATAGGCCACCTATTTGCTGGCTCCAAGGTCCTCAACGTTCCACCGTTCTACCGTTCCCGGAACGATCGGAACGGTAGAACGGCTGGCTAAAGTCAGTAGAAACAAACAAAACTGCGTTTTACGACTCTTCCGGTTCGGGCTCCGGCACATTATTTGCTAGGAAGGACCCGCAAGCCACCCCCCCCACCGGGTAATTACAAGAAATAAAAGACATCGGGCGGCAGCACTATTCGCTGTGCAATTTTGCGTCATCCTGGCCTATCCGCTCGTCCTGGCCATCAGCGGCCTGGCTGGGCTCCACGCTGGTACATCTCAAGCCGAATGATCTCAGCAACACCTTCAGCGCCGATCTCAGTCGGCCAATCGGCGTTCCACGCCAGCCGGGAAGCATTTCGACCGTGAAAGTGAACTTTTCGCGCTCCTTGGTTGCCATGTTCCAGCCGCTCCGTGCGTCAGTTGCGTCAGTGCGCTCAAATTCTGGGTTAACTTCTAAATGCGCCCGCATAAGCGCTCATACCGAAAATAGCGTGAACTGACGCAACCGACGCAGTCTAGTCGTCAGTCCGGAGAGCCACGCCAGCCGGGAAGTAACTTGACCGTAAAAGTGAACATTTGCTGCTCGTCGGCCATCATGACCCTCCGTCGAATCCCGTTCGTGCGCAGATGCGCACTTCTGGTCTTTTTTCCGGTTGATCTCTCACGCGGGCGCGTATTAGGAATTAACCGGGAAAATGCTGCGCAGTGCGCAAGTGCGCACGTCAGGTTTCCTGCTCAAGAGCGACACCGAGATACCAGCGGCGGCCTGGATCCTTGCGAATTCCACGTTCTTCCAAGGCGCAAGTGAATCCCCTCGCGGTCCCG